TAAAATTATCTGCCGCTCCGCCACCACCAGAACCGCCAGAGCCACCTGCTTGGCCATTTCTTGTTCCACCCCAACCACCACCTGTTGATGTAATGGTTGAAAATACTGAGTCAGAGCCATTTGAATTAGAGCCACCGCCAGCGCCAATAGTAACTGTGTAATTAGTTCCTGGAAGACGACTTAATGTACTAGAATCTTCACTAGTTCTATATCCACCAGCACCACCGCCACCGCCACCATTTGAGTTAGCAGCGCCACCTCCACCACCACCTGCTACAACAAGATAACTAACTGCAAAAGATGGGTCATATTTAGTATTTCCAACTAATAGTGTACCTTTAAATAAACCTGTCTTGAGACTTCTTACTGGAGTCATTACGCAATCTCCACTCCGCTAATATGAAAGTTAACAGTTGTTGCAGATGCTAAACCCTTAATAGTTTTAGATGCACCTAATACTTGTTTTAAATCTATTACTGTAGTATCAAATCCACCAACAGTAACTGTTGTAGCAGCAGATACATCATCTAGTAATATAGTAAATGTTGCATCTCCAGTTACAGTATTAGTAACAAGTATATTAGTTACAATAGTTGTAGTTGCTGAAGGGGTTGTATATAGAGTTGTGCTTGATGTTGCTGCTGCTCCACGAAAGAGCACCTTAGAAGTTGTAGCCATTAGTTACTACCTTTCTTAGTATGCGCCCATTAAGTTCATAATGGTGCTGTCATTTATTAGATTGTTTACTTGAGCCTGTGTGTAGACATCTGCTATAGCAAGTACTGCGCTAGCAAACACCTCAATAATATCGCCTGTGATAGTAGCATCAGTTAATGTAATAGATGTACCATTAGTTGCTGTGTAGTCATTACCACGAGATAGAAGCACACCATTGCGGTATACCTGCTCGTACCCTACTGTATAAGATAATGCTAGAGAGTTATCATCATTTCCAGTTAGGCTTGTTGTACCACCAGTAGGAGCCTTTGACCATCGTGTCAATGCTTGACCAACTACGCTACCATCTGTATCTACCCAGATTTGTCCATCGCTAGGAGTTGATGGTTCTGATGGTTGTGCTAGAGAACCAGCAACAACTGCCCAAGAAGCAGTGGTTCCATCAGTAGTTAAAAACTTACCTGAGTTGCTTGTCTGACTTGGTAGTGCTTCTACAGCACCCCAAGATGAAGTAGTTCCATCTGTGGTTAGGTACTTACCAGAGTTACCAGTTTGGCTAGGTACTACATACTGAGTTGAATCTGTAGCAACTAAAGTCTTGCTTGATGGAATTGTAGTTCCATTGATAGATGTAGCAGTTGCTACACCAAGCACTGGGGTAATAAGTGTTGGAGTGTTATCCATTACGAACTTAGAACCAGTACCAGTCTGGGAAGCAACAGAGGTTACATTTCCAACAGATGTAATAGGACCAGTTAAGTTACTTGGTGCAAGTACTGCAGTATCTATATAATTTTTTGTAGCAGCATCTTGTGCGTTAGTTGGGTCTCCAAGACCTGTAATCTTATTGGTACCCATTGCTAAAGCACCAGTCATTGTAGAACCTGACTTAAGAACTACTGTATCTGAGAAGTTGGCTGTATCAGCAAGTGCTGCAGCAATTTCATTAAGAGTATCTAATGTGCTAGGAGCACCATCAATAAGGTTAGAGATAGATGTATCTACATAAGCCTTAGTTGAAGCATCAGTGTTAGATGTAGGTGTAGCAAGGTTAGTAATCTTTTGGCTATTAAGAGATACTGAACCAGTAGGTGCAGCCATCTGGTCAAGACGATTAGTACGTACCTGAGTATCAAAATCTGAAATAGTTGAGGCAGTCTGTGTACCTGTATGGTTAGCACGGGCTAATGGGTCTGTGGCTAACTTAGATAGTGCAATAGCAGCAGAAGCATTAATATCTGCATTGACTATGGTATTGGTTAAATTTAATTTGCTATATGCAATTTGAGCAGATGAGTTAATATCAGCATTGACGATTGTATCGTTAGCAATCATTGTGCTAGTTACTGTGCCAGTATCACCAGCAGTAATAGCAGTTCCTGAAATCTTAGTCTTATCAATAGCAGCAGAGGCATTGATGTCTGCGTTTACGATAGCACCAGTAGCAATAGATGATACTAGGCTAACTGAACTTGAGCCATTGAAAGATACGGCTGCTGCCTCTATATCTCCAGTAATTTGGAAATCTCTAGCAGTTTGTAATGTGGTAGCAGTAGAAGCATTACCAGTTACTGCACCAGTTACGTTACCACTTAGGGTAGCAGTAATAGTTCCTGCAGAGAAGTTACCAGAAGAATCACGGGCTACTATTGCAGAGTTAGTGTTGCTAGATGTAGCAGTTGTAGCAGAGTTGGCTACCTTACCTGCAGTTGAAATTGTAGCAAGTTTGCTATCTGCAATTGCTGCAGAACTTGAAATGTTAGCATTAGCAATATTGCTGATAGTGTTGCTTGCAGCATCAATTGTCTTACTAGTTAGAGTCTGGCTATCTGAAGTTCCCACTACGGAACCAGTTAAACCGTGTACTCCAGAAGATGCTTCAATGTGAGTATTGGCTTCACGATAATCTCTACCAATTGCCATATGGCGTACTACTGCACCAGCAGAGTGGGCTACACCAGATGAACCATCACGACCACGAACAATAGTTAGGGTGTTAGTTGATACCGCCGTTACATCTACAATTTCTTCAAGCGCTGTATCTGGGTCTATCACCACCGTAAAGGTTTCGCCAGCAGATATTGTGGCACCACCTAGTAAAGAAGTTCCTGATACTACGCTTGCTGAAGTACCAGATGAAGTTAACGCCGAAGCCAGAGTTGTCTGCTGTGAGCGTGAGGAGTATTTACGTGTTGTCATTTATCTACCTATCGGCTGTAGTGGATGCGGATTGGATATGTTGCTTGTTGTCTTGATGTTTCCTCAGAGAGGCGTTGTGTATAAAGTGCTAGCAATTGGCGGGATGCATTCTGAGAAGAACCATACGGCCTCTTGCTATCTGTTTCATCTGCCTGTGGACTAACTTGAGCCGCACGTGCTGGGTCAAGGTAGGTAAGCAAACGGTATGAAGCACCAAGTACTACCACATCCTTGCAGGATTCTGGTAGCCCTGTTTGTGTTGCAAAATCTTGGGCATTAGTTGTAAATGCTACAGGCTCAGTTGCGTATACAATCTTTACAGTTCTACCTGGAGTAATGTAATCTCCAATAGTTACTGTCTGAACATCATCTGAGGATGTATAGCCAAAGGCTGTAGGCTCAGCAAAAGAATCAAATGACCATCTACGAACTGGTATCCATTCTTTAGATGGACCAATCTCTTGCCACATAATTGTTAAAATATTATCTATATTTAGGTTAGCAAATGCATATGTAGTAATTGCTGCATTGTAAGTAAATGAAGTATTGTTTACTGCAAATATAGTAGCGCCCATTGCTTTAATGGTGTCATTAACTGCACGCTTAATTACGTGGCGTGGGAAGGTAGGGGAGATAGTAACCTTAGTATCTGCTGTGTGTGTAGCAGCAGTAGTGCCTAGATAGCCACGGCCATATGGGGCTACAGTGGCTGTATTAGCCACACGGTCAAATGAATCTACCCACATTAACTCTTCATCAATCTCAACTACACCTTTACCTAAATTCTCAGTAGAACCTAAAGATAAAATAGTAGGTGAAGATGATGGTGATGTTAGAGTGCTAACTGCACTGGTTAAGTGAGTTGCTCTATCTTGTTGGTATGTATATCCAGCCAAGTTAATCTGGATTTCATCCATTATGTTCGATAGGGTAGTTGTCATATCTTCCTTTATTATCTAGGTGTAATGATTTTCTTGTCGGGTGTAATAAGTTTTGACTTAGGTTCTTCTTTTGGTTTACCAAAAAATGCTTGATAGTAATGCTCATCAAAAGAGAACCGCTTCATATGCGGAGCAGTTGCCCCAGTATGGGCATATAGTGGAACCTCAGCCTTATCGCATAAGGCAAAAAAGAATATATCTTCGCCTATAAATTTCTTACCTCTACCCATTTCCATAAAGACGACTTTGTCAATTGCTACTTCACGGACTTTAGGTACTATGCTTCTATGCATTAGGATAAATCCCATACCTGCTGCATCAATTTTAATTAGTTGATTCTGAGGCATAGGATGTACTCTGGCTAATCCAAAGCCACCATCTTCATTAGCAACAAAACTAAACAATGTAGGCATTGGAACCATCAATGGTTCCTCAGGATTATCTGTAGTAAAATATACTCCAGTAATCATTGGACGCTTTTCTGCGTCCCTGTTGTCCCATAATAGTTTAAACTTTTCTGGACTAACTACTACATCTGAGTCTACCCAGAATAACCATTCGTAATCAGTCTTGTCATACCAGTAATCAAAAACTGTTTGTCGCTGCCTGCCAATTTGATTACCTTGGCTACGTAATGTTGTAGCAAATTCTACGCCAGACTTTAGCATTACATCTGCTACGCCTTGCATAAACTTGCCATCTACCATTCCATTATCGCACCATACAAGTGCTATAGAATCTTTTTTACTCATAGTCCCCTGTGCCCCTATTTCTTTTTACGAGATACTGCTGCGTTATCTATTAAGTTTGGATATGGTCTACCAGCAGCCTTAGCCCTAGCCTTAGCGGCAGACTTTTGTGCTGGTGTTAATTTCTTAGAAGTTTTCTTAGGGTTCTTCTTATCCCAAAATGCTACTTTCTTTTTCACCATTTCACCTTATCTGCCCAGTACGCTGCAGACATTTTGCCCTTAGCAATATTCTTAGCGTGACGTGCTTTAAATGATTTCTGTCTAGCAGTAGGTTGTCTGTCCCCAGTTACACCTTGCTGTCCAAATCTAATTGTTTTAACTTGGCTACCAACCTTAGCCACTACTACGTGTGATTTAGTTGGATGATTAGGGGTACGCTTTGGCTTATTGAAGCCAGATACTCCCGCTCTTTTTAATCTTGAGTCTTTCATTTGCTCCCCTTAATTTGTTCTTTTGTCTTTGGGTCAAGGCGCATTTTCTCACGCCCGTCTTTACGAAGAATAACAATTACACCATCCCGTATAATTGATTTATTCCAACCGTCGTGACGCTTACGTTGACCCGATGACATTACTTTCCTCGTCCTGCTTTTCTCATACCCTTAACCTTTAATAGGTTAGGGTTCTTCTTAATTGCAGCCTTACTTGCTTTCCTCGCACCCGCAGCCAAGATGGCTCCAGCACGTTCCATAGAAACTCCCTGCTTGGCAGAGATTTTCTTTTGGGCTGCTTTGAATCCCATTCCCTTTTTGGCTTTCATTACTTCTTCTTTCCATAGCGCTTTTTCATTAACTTATCAAGTGCTGCAGTTTGTTCTGCTTTAGTCTTAGCCATACCTCTAGGAGATATTTCTTTTTCAAATGCTTTAATAGCATCTTTACCTTTAATTATTTTAGGTACTCTTTTTTTACTTTTTAAAGGTACACTAAATTTAGGGTCTAAGTTTCTAACCTTTTTCTTAGGAACATCTTTAAGAGCCATGTTACTTCTTTTTCTTCTTTGCCATTTTCTTCATGCCTTTACGCATTTCCATCATCTTTTCAGACTTGGATTCCATCTTCTCACCCTTAGCATAAGCCTTGGCTGCAGCCTTTCCCTTGGCTGTGTATGGGAACTTTTTCTTTCCTACTTTTGGCATTACATTCCTACCTCTCGCATTGTGTTTGCTACCCGTTGGTCTATCTTCTGAGCCGCTGGCATAGTATTTGCATCGTATGGTTTATTTAACTTCTCAGAGGCTTCCCGTGCTGCATTAATCTGCCGCCAAGTTGTCCCTCCTGGTTGGATACCTTCGGCCCTAGCAGCCCGATAAGCAGCCAATTCTCCGTCCCATTTCTTTTGGGCGATTTGTTTTCTGGCATCTCCAGGTGCTAGTTCTAGAGTACCAATCTTGCAACCAAAGCATCCCTCTACAAATTCTGGGTGCACTCTTATCTGATGTAAACTCATATTGCTGTAAAATTCGCTTCCGTTACTCCTATACCACCAGCAATTAATGCTGCCTTAGTAGCATCATTAACTACGTGTTGATATCCACCACGATAGAACTCAGTATATGTGGCTATGTCTGCATCAACGGGGTATCTAACTAAACTATAAGTAGCGCCACTTTTGGCAACACTTACACCTTTGTTTAGTTTATAAAAATAAAACAACCTAGCCTTACCCGCTGGTCCCTCTTGAACATTAGGTGTTCTAAATATGTAATTTGCCACGATTCTCCTTAATGAACTTACTGATTGGCACTGCAACGTATTCGCCGTATAAACAATGCCAATCCGTCAATCAACTAAGAAGCGATTGAAGAACCTGATTCGATTCTGAATAGAGCCTCTTCACGGTAGCGAGCAAATCCTAATACGCCGTACCAACCCATTGGGCGATGACGCATCAAGCGGTCTACTACTGGTCCGATTACTGTATGTGGCTCTTCAGCAACAGCCTCAGCAAGTGCTTGCTGTCCGCAAATAATTGTGCGGTATACGCTGTTAGCAGCAGTTCCACCAGAACCATCTTGTGCCTTGTACATACGTGGAGTCTCTACGAAGTATGCTCCGCCGTATACACCGATTTCTCCAGCCCATACACGGTCCTGTGAAGCACCATATTGGTTTGGTACTAACCAGTTACCTGTGTCAGTAGCAAGACGGAAATCGTGTGATACCTCTGGGTGGATACCAGCCCAGAAATTTGTACCCTTACGAGGTACTGCTTTGTTAGCACGTAGTTTAGCAACTGCTCTTAAAACGTTAGCAGAACTTAGAGTTGCTGCTGCAGTAATTGTTGCAGTTGAAGTTGCTGTTGAACCTGAGTAGATTACGTTTGAACCACCACGCAATGTTGTCATTGCGATAGAGTCAATAGAATCTGCTAGGTTGTAAGCAATAATGTTAGCGATTGCTGGGTCTACATCTGCAAGAGAGAATAACTCTAATGCACGTGTTACCAACACTGAGTTACCGTACTCATTAAGAGTAATGGTTACTGAGGTTGGTGTAGACATTGCTACTGCATCAACATCGTCGTTCTCTGTTAGTGCAGAAGTTGCTGTTGAAAGGTCAACGTAGCGTTGTAAAACAACTGTTGAACCTGGGATTGCTTGACGTGCTGGACGCTTATCTGCGACTGAACGAATTAGTGGTTCAGAGCGGAGAGCGAATTCAAGAAGACGGTCATACGCCTTTTGAACCAAACCAGCAGCACCAGCGGTACCTCCAAGAGAGGAACTACCTGTGGTAGTATAATTTACTGTTGCCATTGTTTGTCACCTCCAAGTGACTATGAGAATTATTTTTGCGATTGAATAAGAGCAATTAACTCATCAGCAGATTGAGCATTTTCAATCTTAGAGTTAAAGTCTTGTTCACGGTCTGGTGTAATAGCACCTTGAGTAACAATGTCTTGCTGGCGTAATGCCGCAAGAGATGTGTTATCGGCTGCATTAGACTGAGTAGGAACATTAATTCCAAACAAATCTGCGTTATCGTCAAGCCAGTTAGAAACTGTATCTTCGTTAACATCATCTAAATCTTTTAGTACTAGTCTTGCTGCCTTAAGGTTTACACCCTTCTTTTCTAGGACTTCCTTGACGACTCTCTCACGCTGCACCTTGGTTAAACCCTCAAGTTGCTCAGTAAGTTCCTTGATACGCTTTTCATCTGCACGTTTGGCTTTTCTTAGTTTCTTAACTAAGTCATCACCCTGCAGAGGTGTATCGTTATCTTGGTCTT